AAAAACAAAATCATTAGTTTTATAAGCAAATGCAGCTTTATATCTTTGACCAATTGTTAATGTAGCAAGTGCAGGAATATTTGCAACAAAACCACCATAATAATAAGTAGCTCTTAAAGTATTTGAGGCTGCTCCATCTATTTGTATTTCAATTACCCCTGTTGTTCCATCCGTTCCAATTGACACAACATCACAATAACTTGAATTGTTTACACAAACAAAATCAGCAAAAACAACCCCCTCCGTCTGCCCTATCAAAGCACTTATCCCTGTCTTATATATAGCATCAGCATTACGAGTTACTGCTGCTGAGGTTGTAGGTATGTAGGAGGTGGCGTAGGAGCCTGCTTCAATTTGCCACCCCCAAAAATAGAATAGATTATTTTCAGAAGGAGAAAGATAACCACCCGATAAAATATAAAAGTTTTGATTTCCACTTACTCCTGTAAATGTTACACTATACCTTACCCATTCTGTTGTTAATGTTAAAGTTGCAAGTGACCCTTGCGAGTCTCCTGTTAGTCTAACTTTTTGACCGTTTACCGTTCCTTTTAAATATAAACTAAAGGTATAGGATTGAACAGTTGTTACTATTGCATTAGCATAAATAAAACCATTTGATATAGGTACAAATGAATTTGCGTTTATAGTTCCATCAGGTGAAATAATTGCATTTTGTACTAATGTTCCATTACCTGATTGTGTAGGAATAGAAGGAAAATTCAAATTAGTCCTCTGCGGCTCTACCAATATACTCGGACAAGTACCATTTGAGTAGTCTAAGCGGGGGATGTTTAATCGTGTTTCTGTACGAAGGTAATCCTTTGGTAATGTGCCTTCAACAAGTTGAGCTCCCCATAAAAATAACCCATCAGAATTATTACCCGCAACACTGTAAGCTGAATTGTTACCAACTCGAACTTGTAATCCATCAGATGCACTTGCAGCAGTAAAACATACATTTAATCGAAACCAACCATTGCCAACGCTTGTTATTGAGTAAGATATTGGAGAACCAATAACAACAGTTGCTACTTGTGTATCTAATCTAAAAGAAACACCAACAGCACTATCACTTCTAAATATAGCGACACTGTTCCATTCTGAAATTTTAGCGTAAATGCTTGCTGTATAGTTTTCTCCGATACTTAAATTAGATGCGTTTTGTGAAATAAAATGGGGATTAAGTTGCGTGTCAGGTACAAATTTATCCGCTGTTAAAGTACCATCAGGTGCAGTTGTGGCATTGGCAGTTACTGAACCGCGTGCTTTTGTCCAAGCTGCATTATCAATTTGCTCCGAATATTGCAACAAATTATAAGGTACTAACTCAATAAGCCCTGCACTATTTACCCTTGTAGCTGTTGTAGCACGAACTACAGTCATATCTCCTAACGTTGAGTTTGGAATAACTGAATATAACGTGCTTTCTTTTACTGCGTTGGGCGTTACTACTAAACTTGCACTATTTAATAAACTCATATTTTAAAAATTTAATGATTGAACTAAACAACTGTCTGCTTCATAAATTCCACCGTCAGCTATTATTCGTGTTTCAAAAGTTGTTGTTATTCCGCCTTCGTTACCTACAATTTCAGTATCTCCAGAATAACTATTTGCGTAAATAGAACCCCAACCAATTGTATTGTTGTACGCTCCCTGTCCCCAACCTATGTCGTTGTTGTTTGCACCTTGCCCCCAACCGTTACTATTTGCCATTTTCTATTTTTTTTAAATAAGTCTTTAACTTAATTATGTTGACTTCTTTTGGTTTATAACTCTTTTTCATATATACCAACCTGTAAAATTATTGTTTGTATCGGGGAACATATCAGCGTTCGTGTTTGCGTTATATTCTGGAAACAAATTATTGTTAAAAGAAATATAGTTAATAAAACGCTCCGTGTAATGTTGTGCTATTTGTGTTTCTTTTTCAATTAAAAAATCTACTTCGTCTTTTTCTACGTTTGTTGAATTTTCCGAATTGTGTTTATATACTCCTTTATTACTAATTGTGTAAGCTGCGAACGGCAAATAATACTTCATCGCTAAATGAATAAGCATCGGCTTTAAATAAGTCGTTGTAAGCGTTAAATAATTACCCGCTAATGTATTTGCTATTATGTCCGCTTTTATCTTGTCCAAGAGCTTCGTACCCGTGTAATTTTGCAAGTCTGTGTCTTGTGCAATCTTTACAAATTGAATAAATTTATCCGTATCAACATTTCCGTTTAATGCTGTGAATTTTACTACGTCTTGTCTGGTAACTAAAAGTGCTTCTGCCATTAATTCTCTTTTTTATTTTTAGGTAAAAACCCTTTGTTAGGCATATCAATTGGACGTGTTGAAACTAATTTTTCATTCGTTATTTTGTAGCCGTATTGTTCAGCTTTTTTACCTGCAATTTGTCTTGCTTTCGGACTATTAATATCAATGTTAGTTCCTGAAAAACTTGCGTAAACTTGTTTGTTCCAACGGTGATGACAATTTCCACCGCCTTTGTATAACCAAATTGAATACGTGTCAGCTCCTTTTGGTCCCCAACCTTCATTTACAACTTGTGAACTCATTCTTATTATGTCTTCTTTTCTATATATTTTGTTTGCTAAAATCATTTGTGTACAAAATGCACGTCTGTTTTTAGTTAATTCTCCAACATATTTGTAACGTGTAAAAAATTTAATTCCGTCTATGTTTTCGTCTTGTTCACTATTGCTATTTGGAAAAGCTGAACCTGTTGAAACCAAGTTTACAATTTTGCTTAATAAACTTTGTTTAGGTTCTTTACTTAACAACTCGTTTTCTTCTTCGTCCGTATCGTAGTCAACTTCCTTTTCGTCTATTAATAACCAATTGTCTTGTACGTCTTCGCCTAAATCAATTAACGCGTTTGTTTGTGCGCTTAATTCTGTTCCTGTTTCTTCAGCAACTTGTTCTTCGGTTTGTGCGTTTTCCAAGTCTGTAAATTCTAACGGCTGTAACGTCTTAAAAAACAATTTTAAACTTATTCCGTTAAACGCTAAAATGCTGTCAAAAGCTTCTATTATTTCTTCTTGGAAAGGACGAATAACCATATTGTCAAAAAGTATTGAACTATTTTTTAACTCGTCTGCATTTGAACTAAAACCATTTGTTGAAGCTACGCCAAAAAGTAACGGACTTGTAACGTTGTGTCCTAACATTATTTTCTTTAAACATTCTTCGCTTAAATAAGTATAATGTTCTGGAGCGTCGTTTAATGGTATGTCATCAACCGTAGTTTTGCTTTCTGCGTTGTTGTTAAACGCGACGATAACTTTTTGTCCCCTGCTTCCTGTTAATTTGTCAAGTACCTTATTTGAAATAATATTTTGTTGTTCGTCTGTTGGTACTCCGTTATTAAAGTTTACAACTTTAGTTCCAGAAAATCCGTTTTGTACTTCATTAATTAAATAGTCGCCAATTTCTTCTTCTAATAGGCAATACGGTAAACAACCTTGATAGTCAACATAACTATAATATTTCATTCCAACCGCATAAGGTTTAGAAAATAATATTTCTACTTTGTCTTTGCTACTTCCAAAAGACGAATAACGAACAGGCGCATATTTTTTAACGTCTGTCCAATCGTCAGAATAATAGTAACCGTTTATTTTTCCTTCTTTGTCGCATTTTTCTGCTCGTAAAAGATTAACAGGAATATGATACGCTTTTAATATTTTGTCGTGCTTGTCGTTATAATGAACTTGAACTGCAAATTGTCCTAATAACTTTCTGTCTAAAACAATTTTTCTTATATCGTCTTTATGTAGTAACGCCATAAATTGCGCGTACTCATTTGGCTTTTTAGAAGCGTCTAACGCACTTAAACCTTTTCCGTATATCAACCGTGCAATGTTGTTTATTATTGCGTTATTCGTTGTTGAATTTGTAAATCGGTTTATAAGGTAAGCATAAAAATTATTGTCATCGCCATATTCAACCCAATTTTCGCGGTTTGCTTCTTGAATTGTTGGCGTTGTGTATGCGCTTAAATTTAAAACGTGTAAATTATTCATATACTATAAATTCATTTAATGTTGAATTAGAAACATATTGATTATTGTTAACCGAAAATGTAACTAAACTTTGAGCCGTGCAAAATATTCTGTCTTTGTAAATAATGTTTGTGCCTACTCGTAAAACTAAATTGTAAAAATGTCCTTCTATTAAACCAAAAGTTGCTGTAATCGTGTTTATGTAGTCTCCAACTGTACTGGAAGTAATCGCAACCGCTACCGTTATGTTTGTTTGGTCGTCTGTTAATTCCATAACATTAAACGTGTTATCTCGTGGAATAAAACTAAACGTCTGCGGACTTGCTGAAGGTGTTAAGACTATCATATTTATATAATTAAAAATTCGTCTTTTTGTTCTTTTTTTAAGACAAAAAAAAAGCCGAACTATGAAGAACGGCTTTTAAAATAAATTTTTTAAGTTTTAAACAGTAATTATATTAGCTGTTGTTAAACCTGTAAATACTTTTGTTGCACCTACTAAATCAGAGTCAGCAAAAGGTGAAGCAACGTTTAAGTGGTTTGCAGGAATTTGTTCCATTCCAACAAGTGTCAAAGTATAACCGTTTAGGTCGCCCATTGCAGTACCATTTGAAATAAGTCCTGTTGTTACGTCCATACCATTATTAAGTCCTGCTAAAAAGAAATTGTTAGCGTTTGTCTTAATTACAACGTGTGGTCTTCCCCAAGCCAAAAGTTTCATTTGCTTTGTAGTTGACGCGTCTAAACCTTTAATTGTAAAAGTCAAAGTTTGCTCTACAAATGTAGTTCCGTTTTCTCTTGAACTTGTTACAGTTTGCTCAAAAGAATTTGCGCCTTTTAAGTCATACTTAAACAAACTCATAGTTCCTGCAATAGTATTTATTTGGTCTGAAGCATCAGTATTAATAGTTCCGTAAGCAATTGCGCCTAAATCTCCGTAGTTAATAAAGTAAATGGACTTAATACCGCCTACAAACTCTTTACAAACTTCAGCTCTACCGTGTGTTAATAAACAAGCCATTTTGTTTTTGTTTTTTAATGTGAATAATGTAAAGCGGAGTTACCCCCGCTTTTTATTTAATGTTATACTCCGTAAAGAACTACGTCTGAACCGATACCGTATTGAATACCTGCGTTGTAACGTAAAATAACTCTTACATTGTTTGAACCGTCAATGTCTGACATATCAATAGTTTTAACAAGTGAATTGTCATTTAACAAACCGCAACCGAAATAAAGGTTGTCAACTGTTGTTGCAATCATATTGTCTGCTCCAAGTCCGTTAGCCATAAAGATTGGAATACCGTCAAAAGAAAGACTTCCGTTTGTGTACCATTGTGTTCCCTGTGTGTTTGTTCCGTTTGCTCCTAAACCTGAAGCACCAAAACCACCCAATGCACGAACGTACAATTTAGCAATTTTTTGAGATACATAAATTCTTAAACCTTCGTTTCCGTAAAGACTTGCAGGAATAACATCTACTAAATTTCCAATTTGAGTAATTACGTTACCTGCGTTTAAGTTACTTCCTGTTTGAGGTGATGCAACGTCAATAACGTCTCCGTCTGCTAACATCAAAGTTTTAAAACCTGCAAATTCTCCTGCTGTTGCGTTTGTTCCGTTCCAAATTGTAGTTTCAATTTTAGCTGCTACTTTAGCTGCTACGTGTGCAATTAAGAAATCTGCAAAAGATTTAGGTAACGTTTTAAACGCTGAATAACCCATTTCTGCTGACTGCCAAGATTGAGCCAAGTCTAATTTGCAAAGTTCAATGTTTACTTGAAATTCTTCTGTTGTTAATACTCTTTCAGTTAGTGTTACCTCTCCTGAAGGTGTAAAGTCACAAGTTGCGTTTGCTACGATGTTATTCGTTGCTACTTTTTGCATAACTTGTTTGAAAGCAACGTTTGGAAGTATAGTTACTCCGCCTTGCTCTAATGTTGGTGCAGACAATAAAGCTGCTGCTAAATACTTACCCGCAAACTCACCTGCGTAAGTTGTAGTAATTACTGGATTTGTTCCAAATGGCATTTTGTTAAGTTTTTAAATTGTTAATATTAATTGTTTATTTTTTCTAAAATTGTGTCCATAATTGTCTTTGGTCTTTTAGAACCGTAAACAAATGTTTCTACTTCATTCGTGTTTTCTGGGTTAAATGAAATTGGCGCTATGTCTGCAAGTTCGGTTACCTCGTTTGTAACTTCGTCAACTTTCGACAACGTTTCTAATTTCGCTTTTAACTCAATATTTTCTTGTGTTAATTTTTCTATTTCTGCAAAAAATGTTTCTTTAACAATACTTTCAATTGTCTTCTTTGCGCTTGGTGTTGCTTCTGCTTCAACTTCTTCTTCTACTTCTGGAGCTTCTTCAACAACTTCTTCTTCTTTTTCTTTTACTTCAGAAATAATACCTTCTTCAATTACTACTAAAATACGTCCGTCTTCCATTTCATATTCTCCGATTGGAACTGGTATTTTTTGTTCGTCTTCAGTTACAATAAAAACTTCTTTGTCCATTTCAAAAGCATCTGCTTCAAAAATTGTTATTCCGTCCATTAACTTCATTGTTTCCAATTTTACTTCCATTCCAAGTAAAGTTTTGATTTGATTAATTACGCTTGTTTTCATATTTCTATTTTATTATTTGTTTAATATATCCTGCCGCTTGATTAATATCACGAACCTTATCAATTAAAGCTACTGCTGTTTTTACGTTTACGTTATCTAAATAATTTAAACCAAGGTCTGCAAATTGTTTTTTCATAGAACTTAAAATTTTGTCTACTTTTTGAAATTCTTTTTGTGCGTTAGTGGCTTGTGTTACTGCCATTCTTGCTTCCTTTATAAGTATTTCGTTTGTTTTATTAAACCCCCCTATTGTATCATTAACCACTTTAGTAAGTGAAA